AATCACCAAAAGAGAAACTGTAGTAAATGGTATTACCAAAGTTTTCAAAAGAGTTATTACACCAAATGATGTAAGACCATTCTTCGAATTCTTTTTACCTGAAAAAAATGTTTTGGGTGTTACGTCCATAATACAAAGAGATGGTACGTCTTATTCGAATGTACCAACAGCCCAAGAATTTCTCGGAGCACAGGGAAGATGGTTTGAAGTTCCAGCTTTAGCCGATGATAGAGTCTTTATTGAGGACCCTACAAAACCTTCAGATGATCCCGCAATCAAAGTTGGTAGATACATACAAACACAACAAAGATTTGTTACAGAATATACACCCGAAGGATTTTTGAAAATTACATTTGGTGGTGGAACAAACACCGCCGAGGATCAACTTAGAGAATTCACTGCATTAGACGTACCATTGAAAATACAAAGATATCAAAATAATATGATGTCTTTAGGTTCTACACCAAAAGCAAATACTACCTTATTCATTCAATACAGAATTGGTGGTGGACAAGGAACTAATTTAGGTGTCAATGTTATCAACCAAATCGGTGCGGTTGATTTCTTTGTCAATGGACCTTCTGATATTCTTAATACTTCGGTGATAAATTCACTCACATGTAATAACGTAACTGCTGCCATAGGTGGTGCAGGATATCCATCAACGGAAGAAGTAAGAAACTACGTAACATTCAACTTCTCAGCACAGAACAGAGCGGTAACAATCAATGATTATGAAGCGATAATCAGAAACATGCCAGGTCAGTTTGGTGCACCTGCCAAGGTTTCAATCACTGAAAATAATAATAAAATTGTAATCAACGTTTTATCTTACGATTCATCGGGTAATCTCACTTCAGAGGTTTCTCAAACACTAAAACAAAATTTAGCTGAGTACCTCTCGAATTATCGAATGATTAATGATTATGTCCAAATTGGAAGTGCACAGGTCATTGATTTAGGTGTGGATGTACAAGTGGTGCTGGATTCAACTCAGAACCAAGGTGCTGTGATCTCAAATGTAATTGATAGGGTTACAACATTCTTCAGTCCTACTATACGAGAATTGGGTGAAGATATTCTTATCTCTGAACTCAATCGTATCATACAATCAGAAAATGGTGTTATCAGTGTGGGTGAAATATCAATATTCAATAAAGTGGGTGGACAATATAGTTCAGCGCAAACATCAATGCCTTACTCAGATAACGCAACAAAGAAAATTGGTCTTGTTGATAATACAATTTTTGCTGAACCAAATCAGATTTATCAAATCAGATTCCCAGCTAAAGATATTACAGTAAGGGTGAAGAATTACCAAACGACCAATTTCTCCTGATATATATTTTTATCTAAAATCCATTACTTTTTATAAAATAGTGAATAAACTATTTATCATAGAAAGTACTTTTTAATGTCAAAATCATATAGGTTAAGAACCGACATCGGTGTAGATAGACAAATCAACGTTCAGTTAGAACAAGATTTTGAGCAAATTGAAATTCTTTCGCTCAAAGTCAGGAGTGAAGATGTATACACTAGAATGTGTGCGGATTACGGTGTGGTGGTTGGTCGTGTTTTTTCCAACGGGGGATATGGAGTACCGAATGCTCGTGTTTCAATATTTGTTCCTATAACCGAAGAGGATTTAAATAATGAAATTATTCGAGATTTATATCCATACAGCGAGATTACTGATTTGAATGAAGATGGGTATAGATACAATCTTCTTCCCTATGAAAAGAGTCACGGAGGTCATACTCCAACAGGTACTTTCCCAAGTAAAAGAGATATTCTAACAAATCCTGCTCTTATTGAAGTTTATGACAAGTACTACAAATTCACTGTCAAAACTAACGGTAGTGGTGACTTTATGATTATGGGTGTCCCTGTAGGAACCCATACACTAGTGATGGATTTGGATTTATCCGATATGGGACCATTTTCTATGGCTCCTCAGGATTTGGTAAGAATAGGATTGGCAACACAAGATCAATTTAAAGGTTCCACTTTTCCAAGTTCCTCAGATCTTTCGACTCTTCCACAAATTGTTTCATTATCCCAATCGGTGGAAGTAGAACCGTTTTGGGGTCAACCAGAAATTTGTCAGATAGGAATCGCTCGTCATGATTTTAACTTGGCTGAAGTGGGTGTTTCAATAGAGCCGACAGCTCTTTTTATGGGTTCACTCATTAGTAATAATGATGATAAAGCTGTGACCTTGGGGTGTAGACCACCGACAGAAATGGGTGATTTGTGTAATCTTACAACCAATTCGGGTGAAATCATTGCCATAAGACAAACAATTTTTCAAGATAGTAATGGATTACCAATTTTAGAAACAGCTGAACTACCTCAAGGTGGAAAGGTTATAGATGAATCTGGTTCTTGGTTATTAGAAGTACCTATGAATTTGGATTATGTAACAACAAATGAATTTGGTGAACAGGTTTTGAGTAACGACCCAACAGTGGGAGTTCCAACAAAAGGAAAATATCGCTTCAAAGTAAAGTATGGACAACCCAATTCTATTGAACTTAACAGTACACGTAGAGGGTATTTTTTGGTTCCAAACGTAAAAGAATATGGATGGGTATCATCATCTAACGATCCCAGTTATATTATAGGAACAAATAATTTACTCTACAGACAATTTAAGAGCTCGTATTATTTTGGTCTTGATTGGTCTGGTTATACCGACGGTTTTAATACTCAACCAACTTTAGATGACCGTACCCAAGAAATTGTTAATTGTGAAGATACGTTTTATGAATTTGTATATAACAAAGTTTATACTGTTTCGGGTTTAATAGATCAATACTATAAAGGGTTGTCTCGTGGTAATTTTTTGGGAATTAAAGAAATAACTGATAGTACCTGTGCTAGTGAAAACAACCAATTTCCGGCAACGGATGCTGTGAGAAATTTCGATTTTACTTTTTTCATAGTTAATTTGATCTTGACAATTTTTGCACCATTAGGTTTGGTATTGATACCGATTCTAAATTTTCTGGCGCAATTTTGGCCGATCGCTAAATTTGTTATTGTAATTTTTCTTTCGACTTGGTTAGGTTACAATGGAACGATATATTTGATAAATGCGATAGCGGCTCTAAGTCCACCGGCATTTAATATCCCACAATCTATTGCATTTGGTATACAATCCGCAATATGGTTCGGAGTACTTACTTTTTTCTTATTAAAAGTTGCGCCACTAACTGTAAGATTTAATTTCAATAATTTTAGATTACCCATGATCTCTTATCCCGATTGTGAGGCTTGTGATTGTTCTAATGATAGTTTGGATTTACCTGAAATTACTGGAAACCCATTTGCGGGAAACAACGCGACAACTTCAGAAATAGGAAAATATACAATTTATACCACAAGTGGTGTTTCACCACTTTTTCCGTCTTTCAATCAAAATACGTGGGGTGAATTAGTCGGTGATGTAAATGATGTAGAACCTGTTGGGATGAATCCTGATGACTATTCGGGTAACAGTAACAAACGAAATCAAAAGTACTTAGCGGATATTGCTGGATTTAGATACGGGATGAGTGGGATGAATTATGTTCTTCCCGCCCAAAATCAAAATGATTTTAATATAAACAAACTGGCAAATACTCCGGTTACTATAAGCTACACCACGGACAAAGTTAGAGTAGGTCCTGACATCACATTATCTCAATCAATGAATTTGATGAATATTCGTGAAAGATACTTCGACAATTTAAATATAATTCAAACAACTGTCAGTAACCCATCAACTACTTCACAACCATTTACTGATAATGTAATAGTACTTTTGGTACCCCAGAATAATTGGTCAGATGGTGATATAATAACATTCAACGACACTGAGAGTATTAATGATCAGAATTTGACTGGAAATACTATCAACCAATTTGGAACTACTTCGATTACAGGAACAACTTCTCAGGGTATTGTCACGAAAACAGTTTCTTATATACAACAAAACGGCACTGTTACCACATCTACAGTTTATCTAAACTCCACAAATGATTCTTCACCATATGAATACCCCACGGGTGTTGAATATTGTCAAATAATTACACAGTTTTCAGCAGAGTTTGTGGATCTAAATATTAACACAGGTTCAGGAGCATTACTCGAAAAATATCTATTTGATAAAGAACAAGCTTTACGTTACGTTGATAGTAACGGAAATGATAAAACCGTCACGCTCAATTCTCTGAAATCCATCGGTGATTCTTGGAAAGATTATTATGTAGTATTTTTAGTTAGGGGTGTGGATGTTTATACAGAAGCACAGATCATAAAATATGATTTGAATAAATTATTTGGTTATTCATTTGGGACGAACCCAAATTTGATAATTCAGAGTCTATATAGAATGAATGTACCAATTCAACCAAACAGTGGGAGTGGATCTTGGTTTACGAACTACAAAACTCCTGAAAGTCACCTCACAAATTATTCTACGTCTCCCGTATTTCATCAACCATATAATTTTGTTGTAAATCAAAATGAATATCAAACGGTTTTTACTGATAAATTATCTTACTATTCCGCATTGGACAAATCCACAATTGGATTTACTCCATATGTCGGTGATTCATCAGTACAAAATTATGTCAATAACAATTATTTGAATGGTGGTTCATTGAGTGATACGGGTAAAAACAATCAAATAATAAGATTTTATCAAAGTGAGTACCAAGGGGTTATTGAGGGTGGTACCTTTATTGCTGGTTCAGAAACATCAACGTATTTGAATACAGTACCAAATGTTAGAGTTTATTCACCAGCTTACTTTCAACCTGGTGTGAATCAACCTCCTACAGCTGTTCATAATATTACATTTGATAATATTATAGGTAATGCGAAATTAGTTCTCAGATCAGATAGATTACCAACATCTGATTTGACTTTGACGTTAAATCCGACTAATAACAGTAGAATGGTTTTATTTCAAAATCCAAGATTTTCACTGTTTGTTATTCAGTCACAAGGTCAATCATCTATTGCTGTAAACACTGGTGGAAATATTGGTTTTTTTGAACCCACATTAGGTTACGATTTGGATAATAATTTAGATCGTGTTATTGGGTCATTTGGTTGTTCAGGTATGGTTCCACTTGAGTGTTACTCTACTGATTCAAATGGACAATTGATAGTTTTAGACCCATGTCCTGCAAATGAAAATCCTGTTAGAGTTCAAGACGGTTGCTATGATTTTGTAGAACCTGACGAAAGAGGATCTTATCTCAGAAATATACCTAAATTGGTTAATAATTATTTAGAGTGGTTACAGAGGTTTAGGGTTATGTATGCTGCTTGTCGTGGCGTTTTTTCACACGTTTTTGTTAATTCGTGGGTCAATGGAACTCTGTTTGCATTTCCATTTAGGAATAGAGCCGAGTTCAATACTGCTGGAGACTTAGTTACACGTAAGGTGATAACAAATCCTATCACATTATCACGACAGGTTAATTATTCATTCTGTTCAGATTTATTATATTTTGATGATAAAACAAACAATTTTTATTATAGATCAAGTCCATACAATACATTCACGAAAAAGTTTGAAGGAAAAAGGGCGGCAACAACTGTAGGAACACCTTTCGGTATATATAATGGACCTTCTCAAGAAATTTTAAATTCATATAACTTACAATATCCTACTACAGTATTGGATTTAGGTCCAAAATATTTTTGGACTAAAGAGGTGGTCTTAAAGGCTGATTATTATGGATATACTGTTGATAAGATACCCAATTCTACTTGGAATGAAGTTTCAAATATTTTTCAAACATTCGTTATATCCAGATTGATAAACACAAATTTTTGGAATTTAGTTCTGAGTACAGGAAACGCGTCAATAAATAATTTCTTCAGTCGTAATAAAGATAGGGTCGATGGTGATTATGCTCAAATGTTACAGATAAATTCACAGTACGGAATAAAACCTTTCAACGAGGGTAATTATATTGATGATCCCCAAATTCCAGGTGATAATCCGATCTACATTTCTAAAGATTTACAAGGAAACCCAATATTTGGTATCTTCTATGATTCTTACCTAACTGATAGAGATATAATATCTCCAAGAAGAATTGACCGAACTACAACAGGTTTCAACTTGATTGCGGATTATTTAGGTACGAAGTCACAAGAGGTACCGTTTTATTTATGGAAAAACAATGCTTATAATGCGTCTTTCAGTCAAATTGTTGGTGGATGTGTTTGTGAGGAGTATACAATAGATAACACAGCGAATCCTATAAGTGATACTGTAAGTTACCAAGATTGTAATACGGGTCAATTGTTGACTACAACTGTTCCGGCCAATCAGACAATTTCTGTATGTGGTTGTCAGGGTAGTGTAACTACTAATATAGCTACCATCACCTTATTAGGACCTTGTACTCCACCTCCTAATGTTGGTGCTGAAAATTCAATTTTTGGTAATCAATTCAATAGTTGGTACACAGTTTCTTCACAACCAATTTACTCAAACAAATATCAAGATTTGGACCGATTGAATTCACCGTATTTTATTGGTGATAATGGTCAAATTCAAAATAGGGTTGGGTACATTTATCAAAGAAACGCTTTAGGGGAGTATGTCCCTCAAAATTTAGGTGGTTATAATTTGGCGACTCTAACTAGTGGACCTTGGTATTTTTATTTCGGTTTGAAACAAGGCGCAAGTGCTATAGATAAATTCAGAGAGATATATATAGGTACTGATGAGTAAAAACGAATATCTTGTAATAAAACCTGATTTACAATATCAGTCCGCGCCTGATAGTGATATAAGTATCAATACCGAGTTAAAACAAACTCAATCAGAACTTATTGAATATGATAGAACTGTTACCGTAAATCTTGCAACTTTGTTTGATGCTGAAAGGAATAAGTCAAACACATTTAGACCCATACTTAAATTTTCATACGTTTATGATAACAACTTGGTAGGTTCGACCAAGTATCAAAATTTCTTGAATGATTTATATTATGTTGATCCTGAAATTTCTTCACCACTTTTGGGTGGTAATAATTCATGGAGTGGTCTACCATCTTATGAAGAGTTTGAATTCATACGAACTGATATAACTAACCCCCAAGTTTCATTCGTAACCAAAAGTGCTTCAAGTTACAATTGGAATGTTGTTATGTCATATCCAATAGAAAACAATTTCACGGTTCCGATGAAATATTATTTTGAGGATGGTAGTGCTCTTCAAGATTGGAAGTCAGGTGATGGTATTCCTTTTTACATTAGTGCGGGCTCTGACAATGGATTACCAATCCTACAATTTAATTGTCCTGTAAAACACGGACTTAGTGAATTAGAATATGTTCAATTATCATTTGATTATAATGGGACAGATACTTTTCAGGTCTTCAGTTTAGGAAATGGAAACCTTGGTTCGGAAGAATACGTTTTCAATTTAGTAAATGTGGGATACACTGGTACTACATTCAATACTGGAAACGAAGGTACTTTTACAAGGATTATTGACATAAACAATTCGGGTGAAACCACCTCCATTTATTATGTTAGAATCCACAAAGTTATAACAAACCCTCAAGACTCATTGATTACAAGAAATGGTTTTGAGTCCAATCCGTTTTCGGATCTGGCGGCCTATCAATTTTCATCATTAACCCCTAATAATATTTCAAGAGTTGCCAAGTGGCAGAGTTCAAACACTTACAATATGACTCTGAGTCGGGATTTAGAAATCAATACGCAACTTGATAATAATAAAAAACCTCTTACCCAAATTTTTGCAACTTTCCAAAACGTTGGTTATTTCGGATGGTGGAACAAATTAAGACGAGGTTGGGAATTCAATATGACTCCAAACCAAACAAATCCATGGTGGGACCTTACCAATGGTAATGCCGTTGAAACTAATCAGACTTCTAATTATATCCGAAATATTGATGGGTCAACAGTGTGTGTAAATCCCGCGGATTGTTACAATTTTACGGTAAACCTACCAAGACTAAGTGGGGATACCTTGTATGGTGATTGGTGTGAGTGGAATGACACTACTCAACAAGAAAGGGTTATTTCCCGATACATGAACAAACTGACGTACTATACCAAAGCGTTCGATGTTACAGGTGAACCTACCTCCAATCCAAATGGATATTATTATCAAGTACACTACCCAATAACTCTAAAAGTATTTTCAGATTATATAGAAACGGCTAGTCCTGATACGGTTGATGGAGTACCAAACTATGCCTATTTCAGTAATACTCAAAAACTTTGGTATTGGAGGGATTTATATCCTTTCGGTTTTATTGATACAAACGATAATGGTGTGGATTACCCATTCTTAAATGATGCTCACTATCCATTCACAAACGTTGTATTCAGATTATACCCTGAGGGTGCGTCATTTGACATAACAGAAATTTATTCGGTCATTCCTGACCCTATTATCGATGGGTGTGAATAATATAAGAGTTGAGATTAGAAATCAGGGTGGTGTAGACTTACAGATACCCATAGAACAGACGTGGGATTTCCAAGGTCAACAACAGGCTGTGGAGACATACGAAGCGAGTATTATTGAAGAAATTCTAAACAAGGATGAGGATTTCGAGGTAACACGATTTGAACACAAGCAATACGATACCAATAAATCATCACTCAATTATGAATTTTATTTTTGGGATTCTGTTTCAAATTCTTCAGGGTCATATGAAAATTCGTACACACCAAAATTTACGGTAAATCAAATTTATTATTATCAACCTGCTTTTACCAAATCTTTTTGGAAGTTAGATCTTTATACCAGTCCAAATAGTAGAGATCAACAAGCTTATGTGACAATCATATTACCCGTTCAACAAGGATTATTGGAGAATAGAAATCTAAATGGAACTACACAGGTTAATATTAAAAAACCAAAATATCTTTTGGATTATATTGGTGATAAAGAAGGGTTCTTTATTTACTGGTTGAAAAAAAGAGATTTTATCAACGTCGATGAATTCTATATGACTGCCAAGTTTTTTGATGGAAGTACTGGTCAATTTGTCAAAATGATGAACAGACCTCAGAATACTTTGTCCAACCAAACAGATTTCCCTCCCGAGGAATATTTCTATTATAGAGTGAAGTTAGATTATCCAACGCAAACATATCAAATGTTTGAATTCCCTGTTTCAGTCTTAGCCGGTACGTTGTCGAACCCGATAAAATGGTATGAATATGTAAACCCATAATGGAAAGTCAAACAATGCAGATCAGGGTTTCTCCTGGTGACCTCTCAACCATTATACACCAAGTGACTTATTCAGGTCAAACTTTTGGTGTGTATTCTGGTATGACACAAACTTTGACTGGAGGACCTAATGGTACATCTTTATTGACGGGTCTTACAGTTCCAATTTTGTTGGTACAAAATACCGTTGACATTGGATACTATTCCGTATTCGATGGTGCGATCTTACAAAAAGATGTTGTAAACAATTTCATCTTTTCTTCGACAACCATTAATCCATTTACGTGGAATGTTTATAACACCTCAGACATTGAGTTCAATAATTTCTTACAATTATCAAACTACTTTTTGGATTGGGGAGATGGAAGTGCGATTCAAAGTATAAATGTTTTCACACCCAATTCATTAGTACACACTTATCCAAGTGTTCAGAATGAATATACAATCACTTTATCCCAAAACAATCCTTGGGGTAATACCACGGTTTCAAAAGTAATTCAGGTTCCGTTTGTGAATGTCCCCAATTTTAATCCACAAGGGACTGCTTACTTCACACCAAACGTAGGTTCTTGGACGGCAACACCAATTTCTTACAATTATATTTTCACTGGTGATAGTGAAAATACTGTGAATGCTCAAACATCTAACAATTATGTTTCAGTCCCATTTGTAGTAACTGGACTAACGTCATCGAGAATAACCGAGTTGGCTCAGTATGGGGGTAATAAATATCAATTATTGGTTCCAATTCAAAGAGATGGGGTTGACTATGGTATTATCACGGATATCAATTTACAATATACAGCGTACACAATCCAAGATGTGAGTTATGTTGACTATGCAAATGGTGTAACAACATATTCACTTTATTCGTCGGGATTGTCTGCGAATTGGATGGTTGCAGAACCTTTAGTTAAAGACGAATTATTATTGGGTGTATCCGCTCAAGCAGAAATACAATCCAATGTCTTCATCGAAAGGGGTAAAAACTCAGCATATGAAAGGGTGCAAAGAATCGGGGAGGTTGATAACTTGGGAGACCTCATAAAATATGGATATAGGTTTTTCAATGTCATATAAAAAATCAAATAAACTATTTATTGTAAAGTAACAAATTAAAATGGCAACAGGAACCTATGGAACGATAAGACCGGCAGACGTATCTCCCGAAGACGTTCAAATAATAATGAACTACACTCCATCAAGAGATGTTACGGACAATTTTGTCCTGACTCAATTAGATGCTGCCTCGATACTAAGACCTTATTTTAACAACGCCCAAACAGGTGGAAACACTAATGAGATTTTGGGTGGTTTGTACAATTTGAGATTACCCGCAGACGTGTTCAATCAGTTGGGTATTTACACTTTGTACATCAGACCTGCAGAAATAAGAACTACTATAACGGATTGTGGTGTATTATCCGCACTTCCAAACGTAAAAGGAATTGTGATTGATTTATCAAATGTCCCCAATCAATTCGTTAATAAATTTGTTGCCCAAGGACTTGTAGGTTTTAGAGTTGAATATTTGAATGCTGATGGTAGTAAAATACCAAACTTTTTTAGAATTATTACATCAAACTTTTTCTGTGAGCCTGTAATTCAGAATCTTACAAACACTCAACAAAAAGCGGTTAGATACAGATACACCGAGGGTCAAACAAATTTAGTTTTTTGTACTTTATCTCCAAGTTCGGCACCAACTAACAAGCCAAACGCAACACCTTTTATAGGACAACCAGCACAAAGTATTATATTATCTAATACCTATTTCAATCCACTAACACTTGAAGTGAATGTGAGTCAGTACGATTTGGATACCCTGGGGATTGCTCTTTACGGAAACCAAACTAAGAGTATGGAAGATGGTATATACACGATTTACGATCCTGAAAATAACATTTACCAACAGTTCAACCTCTATGAAATCAAAGATGATTTCAATAACTTGTTATATGAGGTTAAAGAAAACCGTGGAGATAATATAGATTTTAGTAAGAATTTTCAAAATATTACTGAACAATAATAATGGCTAAAAAGTTCATCCCAAATACTGCAGCATCAGGAGCCAATACTCCTTTTGATAATATTGTCGGTCTTCAAACTGTACAAGGGGGTGGACTTACGCAAGGAAATTTTGAATTTTCCACAGCACTTTCAGAGAAGGTAAACAGAACCTTCAATATTGGTGTATTCCAAGATCCTGTAAACTTAGAATCACTTGATATAGAATCAGTAAATCAGGCTAGAGAACTTTTAGCCAAAGAATATAGGGTTTATCCGAATTATGATTTATCACAAGTCACCAATTTCACCATCTATGGTTCATTACAAAAAAGATTACAAGTTTCCGTACAGAGAATTCTTAATTTTTTTCCAGCGGGATTGGAGATAGACCAAGTATATTTTGATTATTCAACAGGAACCACCGCAACAAATATTTCATATGATTCGATTTCGAATGAAACCGAACTTACAATTGATGTCTCAAGAATTAAAAACCCGTTTTCAATTGACTATTCAATCAATTCGGTAATTAATCTTCAAAACAGGGAACAAGAATTTTCTCCTATTAGAGATCTAACAAACAGATATCGAGACTATGCCTTAGTGGTCAGTGGGATCCCATATAATATTGTTGACTTCATACCGTCATCAAGTCTATTTTCGGGAACCATTACAGTTGTTGTTACTGGTAATCCTTTTGGAACCACAACTTCAACTTTAGAATCCTTAGTAATCAAACCGAATGATTATTGGACTGAAAAATCTTTTAGTGAAGATTTTGATGAGGTTGAGAAATTTTTATTGAACAGATTAGCGTTACCGATTTATACTGCAACATTCAACGTTCCTGTAGAAAATAATAATGGTGTAATAACAAATAGTTCTAGAAGTGTTACATGGCCTTTAGACGGATTATGGAATTTGAATATTAGAACGCAAGCCTTTGATCAGTATTTGGAACAACTTAGTGAAATTGGTGTTGAGTTCGATGCTTTCAAAACTAATCTTGTTGCAAGATTTTTAGTTACAGAATCATTGTTGGAATTCGATACTCCCGATCACAAGGTTGGTAAGGTTTTACAAATTTATGGAAGAAGTTTTGATCAGATCAAACAATTTATAGACGCGTTAGCGTACATGAATTCGGTCAATTATAATCCGGGTAATGACATACCTTCGATGTTGTTGAAAAATTTAGCTCAAACTTTGGGTTGGAGTACAAATATTTCACCAATAACTGAAGAAGGATTTTTATCTTCGGTGTATTCATCAACCGGTGTTACTCAATATGAGGGATTTTCAAGGGAGTATACTCCATCAGAATTAAATTACCAATTCTACCGTAATTTGATTTTGAATTCAGCCTATCTTTTCAAATCTAAAGGTACTAGAAGGTCTATCGAATTTACCCTCAGACTCGTAGGTGCTCCTGAAGCTTTGATTGAATTCAATGAGCATGTTTATCTTGCTGATCAAAGAATAAACATGAGACAATTTGATCGACAATTTGCTCAGATTACTGGTGGTACTTATGTTGAAGTCTCAACAGCATTACAACCTGGTAATGTTTATAAAATTCAAGGTGTTCAATACACAGGATTCTCATCACAATCAAATGTGTTTATTGTCGATCAAGTTAGGGAAGATTATCCCGTCGATGATTTAGGATATCCACAAGCTCCGGTCGAGACTGACAATTACTTCTTTGAGAAAGGCGCTGGATGGTTTGAGTCTACTCCTCAACACAGAAGTCCGGAAGTTGTAAATCAATCACTCTCTGTTTTTACTGGTAGTAGTCCGAATGTACAAACAGTTCTACAACCATTTACGTATGGACAGGAATATTTTAACAAGTTTAGACATTTCCCGTTCATGAATTTGGGATACAGATTGAAATATGTTGTTGATAATAAAAAAAGTTGGCAACCACCTGTATTCAGAATCTCAAGGAATGCTAACTATGAGGCCTACTACGTTGCGGCGGACGAAAGGTTAGTTTTGAATGCGAAAAATGTTGAACTTTTCATTAACCCATCTCAAGGTATATTATACAACATTTGGGAAATGTCTAAGAATAACAATTTCCCAATTCCTAACAGTGGTATGACGCCAACATATCCAAGTTTTGGTAGTACAGATTGGTCATTCATCAATCCCCAAGCAAATAAGAAAACTTTCTTTGAGTTTGCTCAAACCTTTATTAGTAATACTATCAATGTTAGAGACAGATGGTATTCAACTGACGGTAAAACTTCAGGATATCCTGATTTGTTAAACATATTTTACAATTACTTACTTTCAAATCAATTGGTTGGAATTCCAAATGATAATTTCACATATCAGAAATTGATTGAGTATGTACAAGGAATCGGTCCCTATTGGATAAGACTTACTCAACAAATGATACCCGCTTCCACTATATGGAATACGGGTGTCAAATTTGAAAACTCGCCGTTACAAAGACAGAAATTTGTTTACAGAAGACAATCTGGATGTCAACTTATTCCTATTGAAAAAGATCCCTGTCTTGCAACTGGTAATTTATTTTCATTTGATTGTACTACAGAAAGTGCAAATTGTTTTATTTACCCATGGATAGGTTCAACTACAGGAATTACTTCATTCTCGCAAGTACTTTACTCAGTGCTTAATTCCTATTTGAATTCACAAGGTTTGACACTTAGTGAGTGTAATACATCTTCGTTGGTTTCAGAATGGTTTGTTGATGTTAGAATTGATGGAAATATTATGTTCCAAACTCCATTCTTTACTGGTTATGGGACAGGACAAGTCCCAACTAATAACCAATGGAAAGCAGCATTACTCTTAAACCTTTCACAATTGGTGAATGATGGTTACTATTTCTATGTCAACGGAAATGTTGTGACAGTTTACAAACTAGCCTGCGCGGAAGATGACATACCAAGTACATTAGAAATTAATGTTGGGATAAATATAGATATAACCTGTCAATAATGTCTTGTAGTAATAGTGTTTATTTAGTTTGTTGTTCAGAAATTCCTGCTACAAGAAGTTTTTTGGCTTGTAATCCAAATATCGATGGGGTACCAAATTCATCGTTCACCTCTGGAAATACATATGTTGGAATAGATCCCTCGTTTTCACCTGGCGTAGGTATATGTTACTCAGCGACTTCGTCTCCAGTTGGTACTGTAATAAATTACGAGAATAATGTATATTTGAGTACTAGTGATTGTGGTACTTGTGAACTTAATTATACTGCAGGTTGTCCTCCGATAGTTACAACATTTGCGAATGCAATACTTGTAAACTGTTGTGATCCAACGGATACTTTTGAGGCTCGAGTACCCAACACATATAGTCCTGGAGTTATATCGATAAGATATAATAACAAATGTTGGACTCTACAATCTTTCGGAGGTTCAGGTGGTGTTGAGTTACTTGGTACATATGATGGTTGTGTCAATTGTACAAATTTTTTCCCTTGTTGTGAGTGTGTGGAAATGGATTTGGGTTCTTCGCTTTTTACGTTCGCCGACGGAGGGAACATTTTTGTTGATTATACCAATTGTTCAGGTGGCTCTGAAACCTACACGGCAACTTCATCTACGAATATATTTAATATTTGTCGTGAAAGCGGGACAACGGTTACGACTTATTTTGATTTCTTAGGTGGTTCCCCAACATATACGACAACAACTTATCCGTGGGATCCTTTATTTATAGGACCCCCAAATGGTGAAGTTAGTGCTACAACAATTTCATCTTGTACAAGTGAACCTTGTGGTATAAGTCCCTCACCAACCCCCACACCTACGCCAACTCCATTGCCGAGTTCGTCTCCGTCGGTTAGTCCAACACCAACTCCGACTATTTCATCATCAGCTGGTGTTGTACCGACTCCATTTGATTATACTGTTTCTGTTACGGGAACGTGTATTGGTATTGGTTCGGCTTTGATCACCGCAACTGGAGGAACGGCACCATATACTTTTGAATGGGTCAGTCCTGCTTTGGGTACGGGTCCTTACAAGACAGGTTTGGCAGCAGGGACTTATATTGTTAGGGCGAACGATTCTACGATGCCCGTCAACAATGAGTTTTTCATCAACGTAAGTGTCAGTAGTGGAATTACGTTGGTGGTATCTACGGTTAGTGATACCTCTTGTGGGGAGGATAACGGAAGTGTAACGGTTGTTGCTACGAGTGATAATTCGGACATTACCTATTATTTGTATTCGGGTGCTACGTTGATCAGTCAACAAAGTACTACGAACCTCACTGCTCAGTTTGTACCATTACCAGCGGGTAACTACAACATAGTGGGGGTAAATGCCGCGGGATGTAGTGGTAGTACAGGAAATTTTGTGATAAATGAATCTGAGCCATTTGATTTCGGTTTTTATGTGGTAAATGATACTCCGTGTCAGAGTCCTACGGGTAAAATTTATGTAACGGGTCAGACGGGTAGTGCACCATACACATATCTTTGGAGTAATTTACAAACCACATCTTCAATTACGGGATTGACTCAAGGGTCATACAATGTAACGGTTACCGACTCTCAAGGGTGTTCGGTGAATAAAAGTGTGTTGGTTGAATTGGTTCCTTCAATTGGTTTGGGATCTTGGAGTGCAACTACACCTTCATGTTTTGCAAGTGATGGTACATTGACTTTGACTATAACGGGTGGTACTGGTCCGTATTTGTATTCGGGATCTAATGGAACCATTGTTGTTACATATTCTCAAAGTTATACTTTC